TGCAACCTGCACATTAACTTTCTTATATCGTGGGTTCTTATCCATAATCTCTCCACAAATCTCAAGGTGCATAGTATCAGAGTTATCTAATCTATTTGTGGTAACACTTGTCTTACCTGAACGGAACTCTCCGTGATTTCCTGGTACTCCACCTAAGATAATCTTGTCTGCGTGTGGTAGGAAGTTATCAACTGTTTTCATTATAAGTTTTCTAGCTAAATGAAACTGTTGAGTGAGAGAAAGTTCTATATTAAATGCTTGTGAATCGTAGAAACCAAAACAGTTCTCTGTTAAATCCCCCATACCAAGAAGATATATCTCTTTTATATCAGTTCCACCCTTACGGAGTGCCTTAATCCTATTTACACCCTCTATAAGAGCTTCCTCGTAGCGATTAACAGTATTCTGAACACCAAGATCAGACTTCCCTAGCTGCCAATCACTCATCATAAAGAGAAAGGCTGTATCTCCCCCATACTTTTTCTGTTTTAGTACAGGTTTCTTACCTATTTCTTTATCTAACTTAGCAAAGAACTTATCTCTTGCTGGATTCTTGGCTCTAACTACCCCCTTAAACGCATAAAAGGTGGTTACTTCCCCACCTTTTAACTGTGCGTTCCAAGAACTAGCCTTAACTTTGCCTTCTATTTCGTAGTATTTGGGGTTGAAACCCCACTCTTTTAAGATCTGGTCATACTTATTCTTGTAATCTGGATCTGTTCCTACATAAGTTATCTCGCCAACACCAGCTTGTTCATCAAACTCAACTGATGGTTGCCAACCTGACTTATAATAGTTATTACCTAAGTCTTTTTTCTCTGTCATATGCAACCCCTTCTGTTTATTAACAACAGTATAGTCGCCTGATATGACAGTATCTGTTACTTAGTTATTTGTTTTTTAGCATATGTCTTGACAACTGCTAATGCAGCACCACCACCTGCAAGTGCAGCTAACTGTAAAGTTCCAGCATCTACACCTACTAATGGAGCAACTGTTAAAGCACCTATAAATGCTTCAATAAATGTCCACGCAGTTCTTTCAATCATATCCTTGAGATCATCACTCATTTTATACTCCCACGCATCATTCCAAGGTGTCCATTTAATATCGTTCTTAAATGTACCATCAGAGTTTCTGCTTCTTTTATACTTTTCAAACATTACTTAAACCTTGAGTAAGATCCCCAACCTCTGTCAATTCTCTTACTCTTGTTAATTTTACTAGGTTTTTTTAATTCCCCATCAAAATCTACATATGTTACTGATGCTCCCCCAGTTTTTATAGCTGAAACCACATAAGGATAGATAAATTTATAAGCAGAAACTGAACTTCCTATAAACCCATCTCTCTTAACAAGGTTACTCTCTTGTGATTGTCCAACAATAAGACAACCAGAGGTATGTTCATCTGTATTACCTGTATGCCATAAGATATATTCAAATCCTGGTACATCTTTAACCCAGATCATACCTTCGTGAAAACCATACTTCTTCTTATATCTGCTATGAAACCCACCTTCAGTACGAAGTTCTAACTTATATGTACCTGCTGGTATCCTCGTTTCGTGCATCACTTTAGTATCTCTTTTCTCATCTTCAAGAGTATATGCAAGGAACTTTCTCTTACCATTGGATACATCAAACAATATTCCTGATGTACTATCTTCTTGACTACTTATTCTTAATACTTCTAAATTCATTACTCCTCAATTATATACTTTATTAATTTACCGAATATTAATCCTACCATAATAAATAAAGCTATTGATAGTATCTCCATTATTCTTCCTCTCCAATACAAGTCGGACACAAAAAACTTTTATCGTAGTCTTGCCAATAAGGTGTAAGACATCTCTCGCAGTAAGCAGTTAGGATAACTTCTGACATTATCTCTTACCCCCATCATAAGCTACTGCGTGTCCGACTTCTATCATCTCTTGGTTAATATTTGTTTCATCTATATAAAGTTCTCCGAGTACTCTGCCATATTTACCTGTTCCTTGTGAATGTAACTCAACTGATTCATCAGCTAGTCTATCAATAAGCCACTCTTTCGCAGCCAACCCTCGTTCTTTCTCCTTCTTATCTCTGGTTCTAGACTCTGGAGCGTTGATGCCCACAAGTCGTACACGACATTTATGCCACACATCAAAACCCAAATCAATTCTAACATCTACTGTATCTCCATCTACTACTCTAAGTACCTCAACTCCATAATAATATTTCATTTACTCTCCTGGTTCTATCATTATACATTCTCCAGGACATTCTTCTGCTGATTCAATAACATCTTGTAATAATCCTTCAGGGATTGTGGCAATACCTTTAGCACCTTCTTTGTTCCCCTCTGATTCTGCGTATATGTGGTCGCCATCTTTAACATAATATAATCCATCATCTAATCCAACAAATACATCTGGAGCTATCTCCTCGCAGATACCATCTCCTGTACAGATGTGTTGGTCTATCCATACCTTCAATTCTCTACTTGTCTTTTCTTAAACCTAATGTGATCAGCCATAGGGTTATTGAACCTAATATAGCTATCCCCACTATATCTTTAGCAGTACCAGTTAAGGTAAGCCAAGCGATAAAGAAGCCCAAAAGTGTGAATGTTTGTGCGATTGTTTCTTTTATTGCTTCTATAAACCACCTAGCAAATGCTTTAACTGCTCTTGGTATATTAACTACTATGTGATAAGGGAGAGCCAATATATTAAATATTAGATTTATAAATTTCTTTATCATCTTATCCTTCTAATAGGAATTATAGAGCTTGTTGCTATGATCTGGGATACTATGATTACAGGCACAACAACTTCTTGTGCCTTCTCCTTTTGATCTGTTGTCATATCATTACCTATCTCTATAACTTCTCTAAGTTCTATTGGTTCTATCTCTATATCAATAATAGCACCGATTGGATCTGCTATAAATTCTTCTAACTGAACTTCTACTACTGCATCTGCTAAGGTATAGTCATCACTATCATCTTCTGCTGCCCTCTCTACAAACTCCTCAACTGCTTGTGCAACAGCAGGTTCTTCCTCTATAAGTTCAGCAACAATCTCTAGCTCCTCTGTTTCTACACCCAATACTTCAGCTACTACTTCTTGTTCTTCTTCTGTTAGTGTTTCTAATTCCTCTACCTTATCAACTACTTCCTGGACAGCTTCCTTTTCTTCCTCTGTAAGTTCAGCTATTTCTTCAGTAGGTGGTGGTATTGTTGTAGTGGTAGTAGTAGTTGTCGTGGTAGTAGTAGGAGTTAGCTGTTCTTTAATTTCTTCAGCATCAACCTCTTTTATTTCTATAACTTCTTCCTCAACTTGTTCTGCTAACTCCTCAAGTTCCTCAATACTTTCTTCAATCTCTTGGATAACTTCAACAAGTTCCTCTATTTCTTCTTCCTCTAGTTCAACATCTAACTCTAATGCAGCTTCTAACTCTGCCTTGATAGCATCTTCTTTTTCTTTCTGTATGCGTTCAGCTTCTAACCTAGCTTCTTCTTCAGCTTTAAGTCTAGCTTCTTCCTCTAGTCGTAATCTCTCTGCTTCTTCTTCAGCTTCTATTCTCTCTGCTTCTATACGAGCAGCTTCGGCTTCTGCTGCTTCTCTTTCCCTGCGTTCAGAATCTAATTCCCAGTAACCAGTTTCAGCTTGGTTATTATCTCTCTCCCAATCCTGAGCATCATTATATTCTCTGACTACTCTTTCTTCATTTGTTTCTAAGACACCTGTTTCTACATAGTTATTATTTCTTTCTACATCTAAAGGACTAAGGGTAGTTGTAGTAGTAGTGGTTGTAGTAGTAGTGGTTGTAGTAGGTGGAGTAGCATCATACTTCCAATAGATTGTATCAATACCTACCCAATCAGATACAGTAACAACAAAGCTAATAATATATTTATCTGTTACGGCTTTAGTTATATCCTCATAAGATGAATTGTTTTGTGAGTTAAAGTTAGCAGTTTCATTTGTATCATCTGAATAGTTGTACTGAACAGTATAAGCATAATTAACACCTGCCATTCTGAAACCTATCTCAATTATGTCGTGGTCATCAGGTAGTGTAAAGGTATAAGAGGTAGCTTGTTGTCCACCTGCATAGTTATCTTTCAAGCTAAAGAAATATTGTCCACCTACACCACAACAGTTCTGGTCATTTCTAGTAGATACATCATCACTATCAACAGCAAGGCTACCACTAGGTACTGTTAAGTCAGTAACTAATGCACCATTCTCCCCATCAAATGTTTCTGTTTCTGTCGTAGTATCTGCGTAAACAGGAGTAGGAAAGATTAAAAGCCCAACAATAAGAAGTCTGGCAAGTGTATTGAATTTATGTAACACATTACCCCTTAGTTATAATTTACAACTATCTCCACAATCATCATCTCCAAAGTCTTTGGATTGATCCTCAAATTCTACACTTGGTAAGTTCTCTAGCACACCTTCAGGCAGTATGAATATATCATCATACTCTTTTGTGTTCTTGATGAAACTCATCTGCCACCACAGTTGCAACCACCACAGCAATCCATTATCCACCTACCTTAAATAGTATTTCTCTAATAACTTCTTCTATGATTATTAAGTTCTGATTAAAACCACCAATACTATCTTGATAGGCAGCAACTTGTGCTTTAAGTGTTGCTACTTCTTGTTGTAAATCATTAACTGTTTTGAATAACCAACCAACTAAGGCAGCTAAACCACCTTGAAGTATTTGTCCGAGATTAACTTGAGCTTTCATATAATCTATTATAAATTACATTAAAGTATTTAATAGTGCTGCTGAAGAACTGATTGCTACGAACCAGCCGATAATCTCCTGTCTTGAAGGTGTCTTATTAATTTTCTCGTGAAGGAAGTCAATCCTGTCGTGAAGATTCTCAACATCTTGTTTAATAAGGTAGAGGATTTCCTTATTTGTAAACCCATTCGCCACAGGATAATCTCTTTTAATGTCATTTGTTGTCATCAGAATAGAACCAATCCCATTCGTGATCTGCAATTATCTTATTATCTGACAATTTTCTTAAATATGTAACAAACTTATACCAATAAAACCCTGCGAGAAATCCTATAAAGTAATCCATAATTAAGGCTTAGGATACTTGTCCTTGGTTGCTTTGATAGTAGCTTTCCAACCTTCGATTCCATTATGATAGAGGTCATCAAGCTGGTCTGCTGTACTTGGATAATCTTTTCTTCTATTCTCTTGTGCTTCTATTAATGCAATCCTATCAGCTATATCACTATCGCTTGGCTCTGTTGCATTACCATCAAAATACACAACAGATAAATCTGGCTTCACTTGGAATTGCGTTGCACCTAATTGACCTATTGCTCTTGCTTTTATATCTACTGAATCCATACTATCCTGCTATCTCTATTAGTTGAATACTTGAAATGCTTTCTCCTGATGATAGTTGTTGGTTAGCTCTTACACTTCCACTATTACTTGTAGTGTTACCTTTTATTTGTGTTTTATAAGTAAGTTCTGATGTTGAGCTAGGACTATCTAAATAAGTAAGAGTTTTTATTGCAGGACCAAAATCGCCAGTATCCTCATTAACTGCATAATACCATTCCCCAACTTCAGTAGTATCTCTCATAATGTTTATATGTCCTTGCATATCATTATCGCCATCTCTTTGGCATTGTAAAGTTTGAGTAACAATTACCATAATTTTACTTGAAGTAGAAGTCGGAGTAATACTTGCTGATAAACCTGTATCTGTATATGATGTAGTTGCAGTTGCACCTGTATCAGTAGTAGTTGTTCCTGTAACAATTTGTAATATAGGCTTACTCATTACAGAACCTGCTGAAACATCTTTGATTTTTAATCCATCAATGGTTACTCCACCACCAGAACTATTTTCGTTAATTGTATCTACTTTTAATATTGAACTCATTTTGGACTATCTTCCTTTACTTTTTTAATTGCTGTATAGAAATCTCCTGTTTTGTCTAATTTATCTTGGTCAATATCGTGCCATAGTTTATCAAGTTGTTCTGTCAGATCTGGATATACCTCAACTTCGCTATCTCCTTTTCCGTGTACTCTATAAATTTTATAGCCATTAGTAGCCATATCTTGTTCGT